TATGCACACAGACAGTGAAGGCAACATTGTGTATCAAACAGTGCCTGTGCGTTATGGTGATGTTAGTAGAATGGCAGCACACATTGTCAGAGAAAACAGTGAAAACATGTTGCAAACAACACCGTTTATCAGTTGTCATGTAACAGGACTAGAAACTGCACCACAGAGTAGGACTTTTCCGCAGTATGAAGAAACCATGCCTGTGTATGAAAAGAAATACAACGAATTTACCAACAGCTACGAAAATGAAATAGGACAGGTATACAGTATCAAAAGACACCAGCCTGTGCCTTATACACTTACCATGCAGGTGGATTTGTGGACATCAAACACAGAACAAAAACTTCAATTGTTGGAGCAAATACTGGTACTGTTCAATCCAACACTTAACATACACACCAACAACAATCCATTGGATTGGAGTACACTGAGTTATGTTGAATTGATCAGCACAACATGGAGCATGCGAGCAATACCCAGTGGTGTAGATGATATTATTGATATCAGTACACTTACTTTCCAACTACCAGTGTTGATCAATCCTCCAGCTAAAGTTATCAGAAACACAGTTATCCACACTATCATTGACAACATAGACGAAGTAAATGATGCAGGATTAGAAAGTTTGAGAGCAGGAGGAAACTACACTCCAATCTTTACCAGCTACAAAGTGGTAACACTGGATCAATACAAAATGAAATTTGAAGTCAATTCTAGCGGAAGTGCAACTGCACAACTATTGAATCAAAATGGCAGTAACCTAGACAGTGCTGGAAATATATTGAGTTGGGAAAGTGTGTTTGAACCATTTGGTGAATTCAGAGATGATGTAAGTCAACTTAGATTGAAACAAACAAATGACCCCGGAGATACCACCGGAGACGTAGTAGGAACAATAACTGTGAACACCAGTAATAAAAACCTACTAGATATTGTATTGGATAATTCAACAACACCCAGCAATACACAAGATCCTGTAGATGCAGTCATTGATCCAGAGTTAAGTTATCCAGGTGATGGAACACTTACTGCGGCAAACACAGGTGATAGGTATTTGATTCTAAAAGATTTGCCCACAGGTGTTGAATGGGCTGGCGCTACTGCCAATGCTAACGATATAATACAGTACGACGGTGCTGCATGGAACGTTGTATTTGATGCCAGTGCAATCACCAGTATAGAATATACCACAAACACAACTACACTAGACAGTTTAAAATGGACAGGATCACAGTGGATTAACAGTTTTGAAGGAACTTACAATCCAGGATTTTGGCGACTATACCTATAATGATACAAGCAAGCGGATGTTGTTTTCTGGCCCTCGATACGGGCAGAGTAATGCTACAACAAAGAAGTAAAAATTCAAGTCATCCACTCAAGTGGAGTTTTTGGGGAGGCAAAGCTGAACGCAAAGAACGTCCAATAGAAACACTGCTCAGAGAATGCAAAGAAGAAATTGGTATACTTCCAGATATTGAAAAAGTTTATCCACTGCATACATTTTTAAGTGACGATAAAAAGTTTACATACAATGCTTTTTGTGTTACAGTGTTTGAGGAGTTTATACCTAACTGCAATCATGAAAGCAGCGGTTATGCTTGGGTTGAATTGGGTTGTTGGCCCAAGCCTTTACACAGAGGTGCATACCTTGTGCTAAACAACAGAGAAATGACAGACAAAATACAAACTATATACAAGCGTCAAAAAGACAAGTTAGATTTGCCCAACTGGTTAGATACTTTCTAAACTTCCGGAAACAAACAATCTTCAATAAAATGTTTAACATCATCTGCAGGAAGTCCTAGACTTTCCATAACTTTAGGTGTATGGGGATTCTGCTTCTGATAATAACAATATCTATTTTGTTTTTCACGAATTAACTCGGTGTTAACACTAGGTGTAGTATATCGAGGAAGCTCCTCTAAGTATGTATCTAAATTATCTAATGCCATTGTAATAACTTGATCTATTTCATCAACTTTTACATTACTAGCTGCTACCATGTGTTTGCTGAATATTGCTTGTGCCCAAGGCGGAAGTTCTCTGGTCTTGCGCCATTCAAGTTCACTCACAAAGTCTCCAAACAAGTTGACCATTGGATGTTCCCAATCTAGTGTAGGCGAATAATCGTGAAATGCACCTGTTACTTTGTTGCGACCGCATACGATATCGAAACCATATATAGGAGCATCGTTGTCCCAATTTGGAAAAACACAAATATGAGTCATATACAAGCCTTTGCTATCTCTTGCATCAACACTGTCTATGTGAGCTCTACGAAAGTGTTCTCCCTTGAACACACGATTGAGCCATCCAAACTCCGGATCATCAAATTGTTCTTCTCCCATTGAAGAACATTTGTCAATAATAGCACTTTCGCACTCTAACATTTTATCCCATATTTCACTCATAATACTACTTTCAATTTGTCTACTAGATCATTTATCATTGCTTGTGTGTGCATAGGTGTTGGTGCAAAACGCAATCTTTCAGTGCCTTGGTCAACTGTAGGATAGTTGATGGGTTGGACATATATGTTGTGTTCATTAATAAGTTCATCACTTATGCGTTTGCATTTTACAGCATCGCCTATTAAAACAGGAACAATGTGTGTTTCGTTTTCAATAACTTCAATGTCGTTGAGTTGTAATTGACTTTTAAGCATGTTTGCTTTGCTCTGATGTTGTTGTCTAAGCGCAACTCCGTTTTCACTGCGCAAATATTTTATAGCGGCAAGTGCGCCTGCACATATCACAGGACTTATACTTGTGGTAAAGATAAAACCACTTGCTGTGCTTCTAATAGCATCTATTGCAATCTTATCTCCTGCAATGTATCCTCCCTGACAGCCAAATGCTTTGCCCAGTGTACCATTGACAAAGTCTACACTGTGTTGTAAACCTAGCTTTTGTAGATATCCAGCACCCTGTGATCCATACAATCCAACTGCATGAACTTCGTCACAGTATGTAATTGCATGGTATTTGTCAGAAAGTTCTACTATGCGTTCAATATCACTGGTGTATCCGTCCATGCTGTAAACACTTTCAAACACAATACAAGGAGTTCCTTGAACATTTTTTAATATGTCCTCAAGTTGATTCATGTCATTGTGTGCAAAAATATGTTTGGTTGCGCCGCTGTGTCGTATGCCTTGTATAAGACTTGCATGATTTTTACTGTCACTGATAAATTCTATGTCTGGTATAATTTTGCTAAGAGCAATCAGCGTCCATTCATTGGCAACATATGCACTACTATATAACAAAGACGACGGTTTGTTGTGCAAGTCCGCTAGTTCGTATTCTAGTGCAACGTGATAATGACTAGTACCGCCTATGTTTCTAGTACCTCCACTGCCTGCTCCTGTTTGATCCAGCGCAGTGTGCATTGCGTCTAGCACAACTTTGTTTTGACCCATACCCAGATAGTCATTACTACACCAATTAACAATATTTTTGATGTTGTATGGACCATACCAAATTGCGTTTGGATATTCTCCACGTTCTCTGAGTATGTCATTGAATACTCTGTAGTTTCCTTGACTTTTTAAACTATCAACAACACGCTGAAATTTGTTTGTGTCTATCATCTAAGCCATGCAATCTTTTCGCCAGCAGCAACTCTGCGTTCTTGTTCTTGAACACTACCTGGATAACGCCATGCCCAGATTGCAACCAACAACATACAGCCACCACTCCATGCTACTGCTTTAATATTTCCTGTTGAGAACCAAAGGAATGCAAGTGAGCTTGACATAACCAAAATCATTGCATACTTGCCTTTGGTTGGAAATACTTTTTTGTATGTCCAGTTTGTTAAGAATTTTCCAAACCATGGATGATTGTACAACCAGTTGTGCATGCGTTCGCTGCTTTTTGCAAAAGCCCATGCTGCAATTACTAGAAAGATACTAAAAGGAATACCAGGCACAACAAAGCCTATGTACGCCATTCCTACACACAAGAAACCCAGTGCCATATAAAGATATCTTTTAATGTTCATGAAATTCCTTTATTAAATACTATGTTATTTAGCTAGTTGACTAATTGCACAAAACCATATATAATAATACAAATGGAGGCATGAATGCATATTGTAACAGGCGCTGCTGGTTTTATTGGCAGTAACAT